TAAGTAGTGTTAACATGGTGCTTGACAGTATAATACTAACTGACAATAAGTATTATTTAAAGTAAGAGAATAGCATAGTTATTATTGCGCATGACTGCAAATCATGAGGGCGAATATAATGCGCTTACTTTATTTATATTTGATTACTAATTAAAACATTATTATATGAACTCAATTCAAAATTATGTACTTGAAAGTTTATTTGAACGTAATCAAATAACTAAAGAAAAACTAGCTCAAGCATTAGATACATTTTCTAATGAACCAGCTATTGATGCATTCTTATCTGTTTTAATAACAGGTAAAAGTGAAACTAAAAAACCAAATGAAATTAGAGAACCAACGGTATGTATTACTGGTGATATGGCAGCCAAAATACGAGTAACATGTTTGATAAAGAAATTTGGTTTAAGATTAAAATCGGCTAAAGATATAGTAGATACATATATCAAAGAAGATACTTTAATATTTCCTTTAAAATTAGTGTATGAAGGCCCACTAGAAGATCTTGACATAGAAAACATAAAAGAACTATTTAGTAAAAACGGTTATACATTTGATATACATTAATACCTGTCACGTATTCCCCGACTACTACATGTAAAATCCGAGTCTAATAAGGTGTTGTAGTAGTCTTCTCTATCAATAAATACAACCTCATCGTGGTGATAGAGTCTAGTAACATGTTAAAAACAAATCTTCCTAGTTTGCATGTGAAGCTAATGTATTTAAATTATTTAACAGTATTAACAAATTAAAATAAATAATGACAACATTTTTCAATTTACTTCTATTTATAGGAGCAATTTATGTTGTTTTCCTAGTAATACATGAAGGAATTGAATTATGGAAGGAAATCAACAAATAGTATGATAAGAAGGAGTAGTAATATTCTTAATTCAACAAGCAAGTTATTAGTAGTAATGGTAACTATAGTAGTTATTATTTATATACTAAAGAACTGGGAGCCTAAAGATCCATATGGTTTTGTGGATTTACAAATGAGGTTTAAACATTATGTAGTATCTGATAAATATCAAGAAGATGAAGATACATATGTAATACGTTTAGTAAATCCTGTTACTGGAAATGAATACAAAGCATATATTACAGATTATTTATACATGAATGTATACTTTGTAGGTGATACTATTAAATAATTATTAATTTTAAAAACATTATCAAAATGGGAAAAAAAAGATCTGCTACAGTCCATACAGTGGACGGAGAAGAGTTAACATTCACATCAGTATCATTAGATTACTGCTGTGGAAATAGTAACGGAAGTTTAGTATCAATATGCGGTGAGAAGTTCGATATCATCGAGACTCCATCCGTAGTATCTGAACTACTAGATGAACTGGAGGATTGAGTATGGAAGATAATCAATATCCTGCAGTAAGAAAATCGTCTAATGGATGCTTTTGGACGATATTAGTAGTCATTGCATTAGCAATCGCTACTGGAGTAATAGTGTTTCTGTGTCATGAGCCTATTGCTAAGATTGTTACGTCGGAAGACGAATCAGTTTGCATTGATACTGCAAAAGCAGTTGAACATGTACCAACGGTACAAGAAATTCTCAAATTTAGAGAAGACGTGAAAGAGGGAATGCGCATTGATAGTATATTTTTAGCAATGCCTGAAGCTGTTTTGATTGATATACTTATGACTCATGGTACATCATTGTCAAACAGCGACATTGTTTATATATATGAATCAAACAAAGAGCATTTTAAAGATGTATTAAAAGGCGCAGTTATTCAACGCGACATAATTACCCCAATGGATTCTGTGAAGAATCCTCGTGATTCTCTAAGGCGTTAGAGAGTAATAATTAAAACAAGTTATTACAGTTTTTTGAAGCATTTTGCATAGAAATGGTTTAAAAATTTCGACACAACTAGTTTGTTCGTGAGAATAGACTAGTCTTCAGAAGATGACAAGCCTGTGGGGCGTAAATAGATATGTCT